AGCATACGCAGGTCATCGTCAACCCGCCGCCGGAAGAGTTAAAGCGGTTCCAGAAGGCGGAGCCGCTGAGATATGATAAGGAGAAAGTGGAATTCAACCATTCGCAAGGAACGCACCTGCTGTTTGATACGACTGGGTGCCATCTTCTAAAGGAGGTCAAAGGATGAACGCATTGGATAGAATGATTCGCAAGGAACGGAAAACCAAGTACAAGTACTACAAGAAAATCTTCAAGGCACGGGACATGGCAAGCAAATACCTTAAAGAACCCGTGACGGTCAAGCAGGTGGAGAAGTTTTTCGGTGCCAGTGAAATCAACGTTTTATTTACGGCAACATTAGCCATGTCTATTGTAAACACGGGTTGCAAACGCCCGGAACGTCCGGCACCACCACCTGCACAATATGGGAGAGAGAGCTTTATAAAGCCTAGCATGACCATCGTACCACCTCTGCCACCCGTGACGAAGAAAGAACCTAGCCCACCGCCTGCCGGACCAGAACCGAGGGAGATATAATGGGAGCAGTTGTCGTGATGGCTTTCCTGCTATTTGCATTGGCATTCGGGGTATCCATCCCCCTTTACTACATAGGCAAGTGGTTTGACCGCACGGAACGGAAGTATGTAAAGATGAGAAGCAGAAAAATGGAAGATGTTGAATAGTTTTTTCGAGGGGGAGTAGTAATATTCCCCCTTTACATATGCAATAAATAATGGTATAATATAGGAAAGTAGAAAATTGGAAAGAAGGCGATGTCTATGGCAAAGCAATACAACGAAGAATCTCTTCGAGACCTCGGGATTCTTGGTGGTGTACGGGCGAAACCTGCATCCATCGGATTGGAGTCGCACAACCATACGTTTCTGGAAATCCTCGGGAACTCGATTGATGAAGGTCGGGCAGGATTCGGCAAAGAAATCATCGTAATCAAGAATCCAGACGGGTCGGTGACGATTCGGGATTATGGACGCGGCGTACCGATGAAGCAGAACAAAGACGGCGAATGGGCTTACCGAAAAGTATTTCTGACGCTATGGTCCGGGGCGAAATACGACAACAACGAAGAGGGCGGCGGTAGCTATGAATTCAGCTTAGGCACGAACGGGATAGGAGCCACCGGAACCAACTACACGTCAGATTTCCTGTGGGCGAGTGCGTGGTACGGTGACGGCAAACAGTACAGTATCGAATTTGAAAACGGCGTAGAGAACCCAATGGGTCTACGCATTGAAGATAGCGACCAACCGCAAGGAACCGAAATCACGTGGCGTCCGTGCGAAGAGTCTTTCCGTGGCAAAAGTGAAATCGACGATGCTTTCATCATGACAACCCTGCAAGACCAAGCGATTGTCAATGGTGGTCTGAAATTCACTTTCATCAACAACAAGACCATGGAACGGACCGAGTATTATTACGAGAACGGCATCACGGATTACATAATGTCGTTATCGTCAACTGACCATATGCTGACCGAGGTCAAGGCGTTTTCGACCGAAGCAAAAGGCAAGGACAATGAGAAGGACCGGGATTACCGCATCAAAGCAGAAGTCTATTTCAGCTTCAACCGTGAAAGCTCTTTCAGCCGCTACTACCACAATACATCGTGGCTAGAGAATGGCGGGACACCGGAAGATTTCATCAAGAACTCATTCACTTATACGATTGACCGCTTCCTGAAAGAGCAGGGATTGTACATCAAGAACGAGAAGAAAATTTCTTTCGACGATATTGCCGACAGTCTTATCGTCGTCACTAGTACCTATTCAACCATCAGCATCTTCTCGGACCAGACGAAAAAAGCCATCTCTTCCGACTTCATGAAGGCGGCAGTCACGAAATGGTTGCGGGAAAAACTGGAAATCTACTTTGTCGAGAACCCGGCAGAAGCGAAGCTCATCTTCCAACAGGTCTTGGTGAACAAGCGGAGCCGTGAGAAAGCGGAGAAAACCCGGCTTGACGTGCGGAAGAAGCTGTCCGCCACCGTCAACAACCTGACAGGACGCATCGATGGTTTTGTGCCATCCAAATCAACCGACAATACGAAGAACGAACTGTATATCGTGGAAGGGAAGTCCGCTCTGGGTGCCACTCAGCAAGGACGGGACAAGGATTTACAAGCCATCTATGCACTGCGGGGGAAAATCCTCAACTGCCTGAAAGCCGATTACGAGAAGATTTTCAAGAACGAAATCATCGTCGACCTCATCCGCATCCTCGGGTGTGGCATCGAAGTGAAGTCCAAGCACGCGAAGGATTTGAACACTTTCAATATCGACAATCTGCGTTGGTCAAAAATCGTCATCACGACCGATGCCGACGTCGACGGCTTCCATATCCGCACACTTCTGCTGACGGTCATCTACGGGCTGATGCCCTCCCTGATTGAACACGGGAAAGTCTTCATTGCGGAATCGCCGCTCTATGAGATTGAGCAGAACGATGTGTCAGTCTTCGCCTACTCGGACAAGGAAAAGGATGAAATCGTGTCGAAGATGAAGGGCGACTTCACCATCCAACGCTCCAAAGGGTTGGGGGAGAACACCGCCGAAATGATGTGGAACACCACCATGAACCCTGAGACCCGCAAGCTCATCCAGTTGATGCCGGAAGATGCCGAAAAGACATTGAAATCTTTCGAGCTATTCCTTGGCGATGACTTGGACGGACGCAAGAAATTCATCGAAGAAAACCTGCACCAATACATTCACTTAGGATTGGAGGCGTAAGCATGATACAGCACAATATCACCGATTCACTGGAATCCAATTACATGCCCTACTCGGCACACGTCATCCTCGACCGTGCCCTTGTGGAGATTGATGGATTCAAGCCTTCCCAACGCCGCATCCTCTATACGATGTATAAGATGGGATTGCTGAAAGGCGGCAGGAAGAAGTCGCAGGGGATTGTCGGGCAGACGATGTTTCTGCATCCGCATGGAGACGGCTCGATTTACGAGACGCTCGTCCATATGTCGAAAGACTACGACAAACTCCTGTTGCCCTATGTGGATTCAAAAGGGAATTTCGGGAAGCATTATTCACGCGACATGGCTTACGCTTCCGCGAGGTATACAGAGGCACGCCTGATGCCGATTGCCAAGGAGTTGTTTGAGGGCATCGACAGAAATGCCGTGGACATGGTCGACAGCTACGATGGGAGCCTGAAAGAGCCGCGATTGTTGCCCGTGCGATACCCGAACGTCCTGACGAATGTGCAGAGCGGGACCGCCGTCGCCATGGGGTCGAACATCGCAAGCTTCAACCTGAACGAGGTGATTGATGCCACGATAGCCTATATCAAAAACCGAAACACGGATATCACCGAAATCATCAAGGCACCCGATTTCCCTTCCGGCGGTCAAATCCTCTACGAGAAAGAAAAGTTTGACAACATCCTGAAAACCGGTCGCGGCTCATTCGATATGCGTGCCACGTACCGCTTCGACGGCAACTCCATCTATTTTGAAGAATTGCCATTCGGTGTCAAAGTGGAAGTCATCATCGACCGCATCGTTGCACTGGTGAAAGACGGCAAATTGAAAGAGGTCGTCAACATCCATGACAACAACGGCATCGGAAGCACCGGGATTGAAGTGGTGACAAAGGCGAACACGAACAAAGAGGCTCTGGTCGGCAGGCTGTTTGCCGTGACGCCGCTCCAATCATCTTTCGGATGCAACTTCAACATGATTATTGGCGGCTCCCCGAAAGTGTTGGGCGTCAAGGGCATCATCCACGAATGGGTGGTCTTCCGTGCGGAATGCATCCGGCGTGAAGCGGGATTCGACTGGCAGAAGAAGAGCGACAAACGGCATCTCCTGCTCGCCCTGAAACAGGTCTTGCTCGATATCGACAAAGCCGTGAAAATCATCCGCGAAACAAAAAAGAATAGCGAAGTTGTCGCCAACCTGATGAAGGCTTTCGGCATCGACAAGGTGCAGGCGGAATATGTGTCGGACATCAAGCTGAAACACCTGAACAAGGAGTACCTGATTCAACGCATCTCGGAAATCGAGACCTTGGAGAAGGAGATTGCGGCACTGGACAAGCTGATGAATGACCGCGTCACGTTGGCGAAGCTCATCATCAGCCAACTGAGCGAGGTCAAAGAGAACTACGGGCAGGAGCGGAAGTCGGAACTGGTGAAGCCGGACCAAGCGGTGACCGCCAATGTACAGGTGGAGAAGATTGACAATTACAACGTGAAAATCTTTGTCACGAAGCAGGGGTACTTGAAGAAGATTCCGCTCACTTCATTGCGTGGCAACTTCACCATCAAAGTGAAGGATGGCGACAAGATGCAGAATGTATACGAAACCACAAACGATTCGGATATACTTGTATACACAAATAAGCAGAATGTATACAAATTGCAGACGCACGAACTGGAAGACCACAAAGCTTCTACGCTTGGAGAATATCTGCCTACGCTACTAGGTTTAAGAGATGAGAACATTCTTTTTGTCACAGTAACAAAGGATTACAGCGGCTTCTTGTTGATTGCATTTGAAAATGGAAAGTTGGCTAAGATAGACTTGAAATCTTATGAGACCAAACAGAATAGAAAAGTTTTGAAAAATGCGTACTCACCAGAGAGTAAACCAGTGTACTTTAATTGTATGCATGAAGACGTTGAACTAGCTATGATTTCAAACATTGACAAAGTTGCAATATTTAACACTAGACTGGTGAATGTCAAATCCTCCAAGACGACACAAGGAGTGCAATTAATGAAAACTAAAAAAGACAGCCTTGTGAATCTTGTTTCAACTTTGGATAATTGTAGCTTTGCAGACTTAGATTATTACAGATTAAATGGCAGTGGAGTTGGGAAGTATATTAAAAAAGAAGATTCACTCAAGAGAGTGGAAGGGCTTGATTTGCAATGAAGGAAATAAAATTAACGCAAGGATACACCGCCCTTGTTGACGATGATATGTATGAATATTTAAGTGATTTTAATTGGTATTACTCTACAGGCTATGCAATGAGAGATGAATACAGCAAAGATAAAAGCAAGACGATTCTTATGCATAGATTGATTTATGAGATAAAAATTGGGGAGGTGCCCGATGGCTTATCCATAGACCGCAAAGACCGTAATAGGCTTAACAACCTATCGGAAAACTTAAGATTAGCTACTCAACAACAGAATAACTTTAATAGGGCGGTGCAATCCAACAATAGGCATTCTAAATTCAAAGGAGTTAAGTTTGTTGTTGAAACTGGAAACTGGAAAGCCAGAATCAGAATTGATGGCACAGAAACAACCATTGGAACCTTCACCGACGAGATAGCTTGTGCCAATGCATATAACAATTATGCGAAATTGCTATTTGGGGAATTCGCCTATTTGAATGATGTGGAATATATGAGCGAAGAAGAATTAAAGAAATATCAATGTCACACCTATAAAAAAAGCAAAAATAATTACAAAGGCGTCTCTTTTAAGAAGAGCAAGAACAAATGGATTGTACAGCTTTACAACACTAACAAAGAGCGTGTTTGGCTAGGGAGTTTCAAAACAGAAGAAGAGGCTACTGGCGAATAAAGAGTTTCTAAGTAAATATACGCTAGATAGTTAAATCTCGAATAAAAGGATGGGTTAGATGGTCACAATGAAGGAAGAGCGTGTCAAACAAACGCTCAAACGGGCAAAGATTGCTGTCAAAAAAGAGGATTACCGCTTTGGCATCCGCAAGAGCATTTGGCTGAACAAGGGCGAGGGACCCCATAGGGTCCTTTGCATCTGCAATTGCGGGCAACATCTGCTGTATGATGTTAACGACCGTGAACACCAATGCGACAATTGCGGAAATGATTATTTCGTCCTCCCTCCGACCGGAGCGGGTCCCCGTTTTGTCATTCCGTATCTGGAATCCTATCGGAGAGACAACCGGGGCTTCAAGGTGAAGCGGACGAACCTGAGCGTCATCTATACGGGCTACGAATTGATTCCGGTGCAGGAGAATCTGACCCGCACAATGGAGTACGATATGGTCGATGGCACGCTGAAAATCTGGCGAGAAGAAGTATTAGAGTTTGATTCAAGCATACATAGTGCACGAAGCCCGATGGCAGTCCAGTTGAATTCTTTGTTTTTCACCAAACTCGGCACCAGTGAATTTCTTGAATTTGTCTCAACGGATGTCAACCGCGACCTGTACAAGATGGTGAGCCTGCTCGGGTATATCACGGGCAGGAAAGACAATATCCTAAAAGGCTTGGCGGATTTGGCAGACAAGAAGAGCCACTACCTGCAAGTCTTGGCGAATGCCGGAATGCCGGAAGTATCGCGGTTTAGGGAGACAGGCAATCGGAGCTACGGAACTCTGGTCATCAACACGGATGCCACCAAGCCACATGAGATTCTAAGGGTACCGAAATTCTTCATCCCGTATCTCCGCGAAGATACGTCAATCGCCCGTTACGACCTTGGAAAATTCCAAGCCGCCCTGAAACGGGTGGATGCGAATAAATTCCGGGAAATCATGTCGGTGGTCAAGGATGAGGGAACGATGTCCGATTTATCCCGTTGCATCGACACCATCATGGATATGCATATCAATTACCCGGAATACAGCAACTTGAAGAAGCTTGTGCTCTACCTTTTCAGGGAGACGAAGATGTATCAGGGATTCAACACCGCACAAGACGCCATCGTCTACTTGCGGGATTATGTCCGCATGTCACGGGAATTGAATGTCGAATTCGATAAATATCCGAAATCCCTAAAAAAAGACCATGACCTTGTGACGCGGAACTATAACCTCATCGTCAAAGGGAGGACCAATCTCGAATCATTCACCGAAGCGGTCAATCTGGAAACCTATCAGGAACTCAACTACATAAAGAAGGACAGCCCGTATGCCATCATCACACCGAGAACCCCGGATGATTTGATTCGGGAGGGCAGTACATTGAGCCACTGCATCGCTTCCTATGTAAAAGATGTCGTGAGTGGCAAATGCAAAATTGTCTTTCTGCGAAATGCGGACGACCTGAATACGCCGCTCATCTCCATCGAGGTCCGTGGCTTCAATATCCGGCAAGCCAAGGGCAGGTCGAACCGGTCCACCAGTGAAGCCGAACGGAAATTCATCAGTGATTGGGCAAAAGAGAAGAAATTGGTTGAAGCGTACTACTAGGACAGGGGGAAAACACAATGATTTATCAACATTATAAAGGTGGGATTTATTTCCTTATAGGCAGTGCACATCCTATCGGGAACTTCAAAAACGTAGAGCATGTTGAATCCGTCTACATGGCTAACCTCATCACCGAGGACGGATTCGTTGAAGCACCTGTCGCCACCATCAAAGACCTGCGTACCGATTACCAATGCTACGTCATCCAGAGCAAACAAGCGATTGGCACCTACATACTCTACCGGGGATTGAACGGTCAGCTTTGGCTTCGCCAGAAAAGCGATTTCTATGCGATGCTGAATGACGGGACGCCACGATTCAAGCCATTGAAAGCGGCTGAGATATTCGCCCTGATGAGCCAGAACACGGTAGTCGAAAATTAGACAAGTGCAAAAGTTTATGGTATAATTGTATTCCGTAACTCTGGAAATGGGCAACTATTTTCAGAGTTATCTCACTGGAAGGAGTGATGAGAATTATGTTTTACTTTGTCCTACATCCGCTCGAATGGCTAACAGAGAAGCATGGCGAGACGGTCTTTCAGGCGATGCGGCTGACCGATACCTATTACGCCGTAATGTGGACGGATGAAAGTGGCACCGCAACCGTCAAGTACAGCGTGACAGATGTGATGGAGGCGGTTGCAAGTGGGAAATGGATAATGACGGATGAAAAAGGCGAATTCTGAAAATGAAAAGAGAGAGGAATTGTTAAATGGAGTTTTTATCAACTAAATTTGTAGAAAGTTATGTGAAGGATAATCCAAAGCCGCTTACAGAGTTAGGTGAATTTGTTTACTACCGGACCTACTCCCGTTGGCTGAACAACAAAGGCAGAAGAGAGTATTGGCACGAAACGGTTAAGCGAGCGATTGAGTACAACATGGCACTCCATTACAAACGCATGACCCGAATTGGCTTTAAGATGGATTTAAAGGAGATGCGGAACGAGGCAAAAGAGTTGTTCGTCAGCATCTATGAGACCAAACAGTTCCCAAGTGGTCGTACACTATGGGTCGGAAATGCCAACGAGAAAGTAAACAAGGATTTCGCTCTCGGCAATTTCAACTGTAGCTTCCTGAACATCTCTAAATGGGAAGATTTGGGTGATTTATTCTACCTGCTCATGGTTGGTACGGGAGTTGGATTCAAGAGCACCAAGAAATTGGCGAAAGGCATGAAAAAAATCCGCCTGAACACGACATTGCTCCACTCCCAGTATAAGCCTGTTGCCGTCGAGCAACGACTTGAGGATACCAAAGTCGTCAAAATGGAGAATGGCTTTGCGAAAATCTATGTCGGAGACTCCAAAGACGGATGGGTGAACGCACTCCGTGAATACTTCAACCTTTTGACGCTAAAAGAAAATGAGGACATACATACGATTAAAATCAGCTATAACAGCGTTCGACCAAAAGGCGAACGCCTCAAGACCTTCGGCGGAACTGCATCAGGACACGAACCATTGAAGGAGATGTTCGAGGGTATCGACAAAACTTTCAAAAACCAGATTGACCCTTATCTTCCGGCTATCGAGATGGATGAAAAAGGATATGGTCAGGTCCGACCGATTCATATCATGGACATCGGAAACCTTATCGGTGCCAACGTTGTTGTTGGTGGTAAACTATCTAATGCCTCCAACGTTAAAAAACACTCTTTTAATTCATGGAAACTCTGTGTATAATGCACAGACAATCATGAGCCAAGCTTGTAGTCACTTCGAAATATAATTTTGGAGGTGATGCAGAATGAAATACTACGTTTACGAATATTTTATTGTGGACACATTAGAAGTTTTTTATGTGGGCAAAGGTACTGGAAACAGAAGATTTGAAACCCATAATAGAAGCAGTTACTTCATGAGTGTTTACAATAAATATCGATGTGCAGTGAGAATAGTAAAGCAGGGTTTAACCAATGAGGAAGCGTGCTCCGAAGAAATTGAAAGGATAGCGGAGATGAAGTCGATTGGTTGGGCTAAATGCAACTTTACTAGTGGAGGAACAGGATTCTCGGAAGGATATATGAATCCAATCCACCACAGAATCAGTAGTCCAGACTATGTCAACCCTTTTAGCGTTATGAAATTCGATGGAAACAAAAACCACTTCTTTGGAAAAAAGCATTCAGAAAAAACCATTAAAAGGATTTCTGAAAGCAGAAAAGGAAAAGGAGCTAGGTTTGGGAAGGATAATCCCATGTTTGGCAAAGAAGGACATAAGGGCGAAAAGAATGGCATGTATGGCAAAAAAGGATTCGAACACCCTCACTCGAAAATGTATCTCATTACGTATCAAGACGGCACTACAGAGACACTACGATATAAAGAATGCGAAAAAAAGTTTGGTATAGCATTTTCTAGAATTTTTGAAAATGGTGGCATCTTAGAATATAAGAAAGACACTCCAAACAAACGCAAATATCAAGGTGTAAAAGTAGAGCGTTTGAAGTAACTACAAGAAGGTGCAACGACTAGAGCGAAAGCTCGTACCCTGCAAGCGATTGGCAGGGGAAACGGAGAGCCTGTCGAATGACAGTGAAGATATAGTCTGAACTACATGGCGACATGTAGCGGTTGCTTCGGGCAACGGGGGGAAGAGTAGCGTCTTCCCTTGAACATATTGGTTAGAAGAACTGCCGAAATTTTCCTTTTCGACCACGACGATTATGAGTCCATGTTCGCAAAATATGGCATCAACGGACTTTGGACCGATGACCAAGTTGAGCACCATATCAAACTTGGCAAGCATCTTGAAGAGCAAGGCATCAAGCCGGAATGGTTCGATACATTGGACCGCGTCGGAGCTATCCGCAGTGGATTAGACCACAGACGCATGAGCAACAACTCGGTGGCATTCGAGAAGAAGCCTACTCGCGAAGCGTTGCACATCCAATTCCTATTACTGCAAGGAGAAGGTGAGCCGTGTTTTGTCAACTTGGAAGAGGCTCGACGCCGCCGACCAAATGCAGAAGGCTTGAACCCGTGCGTTGAAATCATCCTAGATTCATATGGTGTCTGCAACTTGACGACCATCAATGTCGATAAGTTTGCTATCCTGAATGCCGATGGCTCATACTCACTCGACTTGGAAGGGCTAATTAAAGCTCAGAGGCTTTCATCCCGTATCGGTCTTCGCATGACGTTGGTCGAACTGGAAATCCCACACTGGAATGAGGTTCAGGAACGTGACCGTCTGGTCGGTACTTCATTGACTGGATGGCAGGATGCCATTGCAAAACTCGGCTACGACCAAGAGCAGGAAGAAGCATTGCTCAACCTGTTGAGAAAAGCTTCCCGCAAAGAAGTGGACGACTATGCGAAACAATTGCGTATCTCGACTCCACTGCTTGCAACGACTGTCAAACCGGAAGGAACATTGTCTCAGGTTGCGGGCGGCGTTTCAAGTGGACTTCACATGTCGCACTCACCATTCTACGTGCGTCGCATTCGCATCAACTCAAACGACCCGCTTGTAAAAGTCGCGATGGAGCTAGGGTGGACGATTCACGCGGAAGTCGGAACGCTTGGAATTCAGGACGAAGACATGTTGGCAGAACCGGAAGTTATTGCACAAGCCCGTACACTGGTTATCGATTTCCCTGTTGCGAGCGGAGCGAAAAAGACGAAGGATGATATCACGGTCGAAGAGCAATTCGATACGTATTTCCGATTCCAGAAGCACTACACTGAGCACAATTCTTCGAACACCATTACGGTCAAGCCGGACGAGTGGGAGAAAGCAGAGGAAATCGTTTGGGCGAACTGGGATGATTTCGTAGGCGTATCCTTCCTGTCACACGATGGCGGGACGTACAAGCTTGCACCATATGAGGCGATTACCGAAGAGGAATATATCCAACGCAAAGAAAGTATGAAAGCGTTCGATGCGAAATTGCTGAGAAAGTACGAAGAGTCGGAAATTGAGGTCGACCTAGAAGGTGCAGACTCATGTGAATCTGGGATTTGCCCAATCAGATAAGGAGGAAAGACCATGGAGATAATTGTATTGAGTCAAAATGACTGCAACCCTTGCAAAATGGTGAAGAACTTGCTAGAAGTCAACAATGTACCGTTTAAGGAAGTCAATATTTCAGAAGACGAGAGTGCTGTCGAGACTTACGATATCATGTCAACGCCTGTGACAATCCTGCTAGACGAAGGCGAAGAAGTAGTGCGTGTCAACGGATACAAAGTGCCGGACCTGCACGCTTTAATTGACCAACTGTAGCATGGTCGCTTTACCAAAGCTAAAAATAATGATATAATGTAGTCAATGAGGGAGAATTCGTTCTCCCTTTACTCATACATAAAGGGGCTAAAAACGTGGAGAACAAGAAAAAGCGGTTTTATAAAAAAGGCGAAATCGTCTGGGTGGTCACGGAGAAACGGGAAGGGACAGTCATGAGCATCGACAAAGAGAAGTTGGAGGTCACTATCAGCTTCGGTCCGGTTGCCCGTGGCGGAATGGGAAATCGGGTTGTCATGAATTTAGGCAAGGAGCACGTCTTCAAGATTTGGGAAATCGACAAATTGAAGTATAAGAAAGCCGAAGAATTGGGTATTGAAAAAACCAAAGTGAAGCATGACAACGGAAAGAAGACTTATTTCGCATCTGTCAAAGGTGGCATTATACCAACTAAAACACCAGAAAACGCAGGGCGAGATGCGTATGCTAGGTTGGACCCCGTTGAACGTGAAGGTAGAATGATTTACGAATTACACATCCCAAGGTTTACATTAGCAAAAATTCCACTTGGATTTGCCTCCTATCTCCACATTGAAGACTTGCTATCATTAAAACACGAACGCTCGTCTATCGGAAGTATGGGGCTTATTAATGTCAGTGGGCTAATTGACTCCACATATCAAGGAGAAGTCGTACTACAGGTCGTGCCATTGATAGCGGACATTGTCATCTCTAGCGAAGTTGATGAAAAGTATTATGATGAGAAAACAAATACATATTTCGCACCATATAAAAAAGCTATTGCACAAGCTGTTGTAATCAGACAGTCAGATGCGGAAGATGTGCATATATCTTATGATGAGTTACTTTCAAAACCTAGTGAAAGAGGTGTTGGCGGATGGGGGAGTAGCGGCAAATAGAAAAATCTTCGGAATTGTTTACAGAGCAATAAATATAACCAATGGAAAATCATACATTGGTCAAACCATCTTCCCTTTGGATAAAAGAAAGAGTGAGCATGAATACATGTCTACTTACTATACCAAAACTAAAATAGCTTTTTATTATGCTATTAGGAAGTATGGAGTAGACAATTTTAAATGGGAGGTTATTGATTCTGCAATCAACCAAGAAGAATTGAATACAAAAGAAGTGGAAGCGATAAAATCATTTCGTACATTCTTAGGATTCGAAGATTCTAAAGGTTACAATATGACACTCGGCGGGGGCGGCAGGTCTGGCTATGCTCACAGTGCAGAAACTAGACTGAAAATTTCTTCCGCCCACAAAGGCAAGCGTACTTACGGAGATAGCCATGTCGCCAAACCTGTATTGCAATTTGACAAAGATGGGAAGCTGATTGCAAAACATCCTTCGGCTAAGAATGGAGCAGATTCTGTTGGTTGCAATCTTCAAAATATTACGGATTGCTGTAGAGGCTACAAGCAGAAGACTGCGTATGGCTATATATGGATTTACGAAGAAGATTTTTCGGAAGATTTTCTTCTAAGTAGACTATTAGGATTGCCCAACTTTAATGTAGGAGCAAGAAAGATAATTCAAATGGATTTAGATGGTAAAATTCTAAACACTTTTGATTCAGCTTACAGTGCCGCTCAAATCATAGACGCAGATAGGAGCGGAATTATTAAATGTTGCAGAGGAAAAATCGGAAAGCACAAAGGGTTTATTTGGAAATATTTAGAAGACCTGTGAATAGAATAGGGGAGGGAAACCTCTCCTATTTCCATAATATCTAGGAGGAACGATTTGAAATGACAACGTACTCAATGATTGTTTTGGCATTGTTCGTCATCATGTGGGCTTTGTCCGGCTACGAAATCAGAAGCAAGAATAAACTGATTCAGAAGCTGAACAAGGAATACGAGGATGTGCTAATCGACTACAATCAACTGGTCACAGATTACAACGACGCCGTCGATTTTCTGGAGAAGCATTTCACCAAAGAACAACTGGATGAGTTATTTTTGGAGCATGACATGGACAAGTTCATCGGAGAAGATGGGAACATGAACGAACAGATGCGTGAAACCATCAAACAGCACCTCCGTGACAACATCGATAAAAGATGAGCCTGCACCATGAATTCAGGAAGGATTGGCGGAATGATGAGCAGTTCGCAAGGGATATCCTAGAAGGTCATGTCATTGAAGCGAATATCATCATGGAATACGCAGACTACCTGCGACGGGTTTACAGCATTGAAGTGGAAATCAAGGATAACGGCGTCGACAACACCGGAGCCGTCCTCAACAACGACGAAGTGGATGCCCGAGCCGACTACCTTCTGAATGGTCAGCCCATCGAAGTGAAGTACATCAAAGAGCACGCAGATGAATTCCGGCTGAAAAAAGAGCAGGTGCTGTCCTACATAGAGCAGGGGGCTTTCATCCTTCTGGTGAACGGGTGGATGACCGAAAAACCGACCTTCACGCTCATCAAGACGGAGCGGCTGAAAGAGATTGTGCAGACCAAGCGGACCAAGCCGTTTGAGACATGGGGATATAAACGCTGTTACTTCTTAAAAAAATATCATTTTCAGTGGTTTTCTTTCAGATAGTCGTAGACAATCACAATAAATAATGGTATAATGTAAATGTAAGAAGGAGGTTTGACCTATCTATATTGAAAGCTTCGCTCTGTTGCTTTTGTTGACACTCCGCCTTGTGATTGATTCGGTCCTGCTTTCCAAATCCATCGTCAGCTTCATCGACTCCGGGAAGGAATCCAGAAGTCACCGAAAGCTGTTGCTCCTACGCCTCGGATTCTGGGTGACCGATGCATTCCTTTTGCTCATCGGCATCGGTTTATTCACCATGCTAGTGCTATAAATAATGATATACGCCAATGGAAAATACATAAACGATAAGGGGAAAAGAACATGGCAATATTCATCGTAACAGGTCCATCTGGAGCCGGAAAGACATCAATTGCACAAGAAATGCAGGACCGCGAATTGTGGCAGGAATGCGTTTCGCATACCACTCGACTCATGCGGAAAGACCAAGGCGAAAAAGAAGGCGTCACGTATTACTATATCAGCGAGGAGACTTTCCGAAACAAACTGGAGAACGGCGAGTTCGCCGAGCATGTGGAATACAACGGCAACAACTACGGGGTATCGCATGCGGAAATCAAACGGGTGCTCGGCAACGGCAGGCACGTCTTCATCATCGTGGAGAACGACGGGCATAACCAAATCAAGGAATTGTACCCCGAAGCCATCAGCATCTTCCTTTATATGTCAAAAGAGGATTGCCTGATGAACATGTTGCAACGCGGCGACAAGGCAGACAAGGCAATTTCACGGATTGAGCTTTATGATGAAGAGATTTCGAATAAAGGGCATTACGACTACGTCATCAAGAATGTCTATGGCAAGCGGGAAGAGGTTATCAGTGTCCTTAGTTGTATCGTAGTCCAGTACAACTAGAATTGAAACCCCTCTTAATTTTGAGGGGTTTTATAATGTATGAAAGAGAGGGAAGTTATTTGGCTATCAGAAACCAATACAGGATAGAACCCATAGACTACCATACCGCTATGAAAATAGTGGTTGAAAATCATTACCTACATAGAAAGGCGTCTTGTAGCTATGCATTTGGATTATTTAGACGTTCAGACTCAGAGCTAATGGGTGTCATCACCTATGGCTCTCCGGTTTCTTCAACTCTTTGCAAAGGGATTGCCGGAGAAGAATATAGGAAAGAAGTAATTGAGCTAACTAGGCTATGGATTGATGACAGCGTGGGAAGGAATGCGGAGTCATTTCTTATAGGGAATACGATAAAAGAGGTTCCGAAAAAAATAATCGTCTCTTTTGCAGACCCTACAGAGGGGCATGCAGGATATGTTTATCAGGCAACAAACTGGATTTACACAGGTTTAAGTAAAAAGCGTCCGAGGTGGAAGATAAAAGACGACGACTCAAAACATAACCACAGAGCCATTACACAGAAATATACAAATAAAGAGATTAGAGAGAAGTTCTCTGACATAATGGAGTATGTTGAAGCCGTAAGAAAGCACCGGTACATATACATAAATGCATCAAAATCAGAAAGAAAAGAAATAAAAAGAAAACTCAAATACCCGGTTTTAGATTATCCAAAGCTTGACAAAAGCATAAGTTAATGGTATAATATTTAAAAAGGTGGTGAATTCTATGAAGAAGATTTATGGGCGGGTGGCAATTGAGTTTGAAGTGGATGAAGAGATTTTTAAAGCAAACCCAGAACAAGCATTGATGGATGCGTTGGAAAATGGGAGGGCACGCTACGATGGCGGAGACAGTTATTTGCCGGGTCCTTGGAATGAAGAAAGTATAGCAGATGACGTTGAATTTTATTTCGATGGCAATAAGAAAATAAAATTGGTTTCAGAGTAATTTAACATTGTGGAACACCTAATAAATAGGTGTTCCACTTTTAGACAGACAAGTGCAAATGATAATTACTATATGATTTAGATAGACCGAGCTGAGAGCTTTTTATGGAAGCGATGAAAAAAATAGAATCCGCTCTATTGAGCGGGTTTTCTCTACCCAAATAATTGGATAAAATCCGTGTTTTAACCAAAACGATTTGAGAGGAGGACGGCAGTGGAAATCATTAAAGTGAAGTTGAGATTAACAAACGGGGATATGACCTTCGATGAAAAAGCGGAACTGATTATCCAACAGCTCCGGGCACTCGCCGACACGCTTGAAGAATGCAAGGGCAATGCCCAGACAATAAAAGGCAGTACCGAAGGTGCACATCTTGAATACGTCCACCTGAAAGAAGCGTAGAAAAGGAGCGATATGGATGGCGGCTTTCTCCAATGAAATCCAAAATGAGATTTACCAAATCATACAGGATGCGAAAAGCGAAGGCTATGCAGAAGCTGAACTTGTGAGGATGTTAGCCGAGATAATTGTGTACATCAGCAACGACTAGGCGGCTTTACTAGCTGAAAGATGAAGAAGGAGGAAATGGCATGGACAATAAAAAAAGAAAGAGCCTGACACATTGGGCAATGGACAATTTCGCCCTTATCGTGGCGGCGATGGTGGTCGTGGGTGTCGTCTTGATGATGTTGTTCTCGGCGGGCTTGGACCACTACATCACTTATGAAGGCAAGCAGATGCGGATGAGTGAAGTCGAAGAAATTCTCGGCGATAAGCTTGAACTCGAAAATCCAAGCAAGGATTTGGAAGTCAACATCTTCGAGGAAAATGACGATTAAGGAGGTGGCGGAATGGGCAATTCACTGAAAGTGATTAAGAAGACGGTGTTTCTTTTTGAAGACATGAAAGATGATGTCGGTGTCACCATTTTCAAGGCGGAGACACCATACGTCGTCGAAAACAACATGATTAGCAATGAGAGCAACATGAAAGTGGCGGTCGATGACATCTGGATGGACTTCCGGGTGGAAGTTGAAAAAGGCGAGGCACTCTGATATGGATGTTATCTGGTTTATTGAAAGCTATTTTCACATCAAACTGATGGAATATCAGAAGGAAGTCATCCGAAAAACACAGAAAGGCGGAAAACGCAAATGACATTTGAATTCTTCAATGATACAGGTCGGGTCATCAGCATCCACTCGGCAACAGAAGCTCATGGGACAAAAGGTGACATGGAACCGATTCAGCCAATGAGCATCCGTGAATTCGAATTGCCAGAAGGAAAGACGCCTTGGATAAAGCTATGGGATTACGGCGAAGAGCGTGGCGGATTGCAGTTGCTTGTCTCTTCGACCACACGAACATAAGGGGGAGCAGAACATGAGATGTCCGATTTGCGAAGCGAAGCTCATGGATTATGATGAGCAGTACATGGGGGATTTGCTGACGGAGGCGATGGGGTCGTGCATAGACGACCTCCATTACTACCGCTACCTGTACTCGATGGGAAGCTACGAGGAAGTCATTGGAAACGTCACATTCACACAGCATCATTCGGATTCCGACATGGATAAGATGCTGTTGCTGATGCAGAAAAAGGGCGTCATCGATTTGGAAGCCGATAGCTATAAGAATAAGAAAGGCATGGCGTCCCATGATTAGGAAGGGCGATTACGTCTTCTTCTTGTCCGGCAGGGATAGCCGAATATATCAGGCGGCAAGCGATACATATGAAAATGAAGGCAGGCAAGTGGTCGACCTCGTCGGGCATTGGGATGAGGTCGAAATCAAATATCTGGCAACCATCGGAACACTATTTGAGGAGGGGATATGATATGGAGAGAAAATTCACCGAAGGCTCATATCAGTCATTCTTGAAACGGTATCCGGGAATCTCAAAGAAAGACGCTGACTTTATGCTGACGCAGGCATTTATCGATAATCGATTCATCCACCTTGACAGCACCGTCCCGACGCGGCGTGTTACAGCGGTAAGCAATATCGTCATCAACGTGCCGAATTCCGTGGTGCATGCATTCTGGTGCTACAAAGACGTCAACATCGACCACCGCATCACGTTGTATCCTGATGAAAACGGCGTTTTCTACCATGCAGTGGGGGCGAAGAACTATGGGGAATAAGAGCAAGGAACATCATAAACTCGACGAGATGGACAGCCTCATCATGACATTGGTGAAAGGTGCCATCAGCCAAGGGATAAGGGAATTGAAGAAGCGGAAGCTTCGGGGAGCCAATATCGAAATAGAACTAGTGACTCACATCAAGAAGGAACTGCAAGACTAATGTGTCGCTTTTAACTGGGAGTGAACGTATACATGTTAAGATTTCTACTAAAGCGGTTTTGCAGACACAACTTCCGATTCATCACCTCCTACAAAGGGGACATCGAAGAGGGAGTTGGCTACCGCTTAGAGCACATCCACATCGTCTATTGTGCCAAGTGCCGCACGGAACGCCGGTTGCCAAAGCACGAATTCGAATTGTTGATGGCGAAGCAGGAATTGCACAAAAACAAAAAATAATTGTATTTTCTGAAAATAACGCTTGATTAAAGCAAAAAATAATGATATAATTAAAGCATGAACCAGTCACCCGCATCTTAGACTTTAGCCTATTAAAAAAGGAGTGCTTTATATATGGAAAGAAATGTAGATTTGACAAAAGAAGAGGAAAAAGTCGAGAAGGAAAAAAGACAGGCAGTTTCCAAGAGAGAATTCTTCCTTAATGACGGGGTTTCGGCAGGGTCGGTCAAGGACATCATTACGGGCATCCTAGAAGTCAACCGCTATGATGCGGAGCGTGAAAGAAGAGATTCGGATTATCAGCGTCAACCCATCCGATTGATTGTCAATACATACGGCGGAAGCGTCTACGATGGATTCGGACTTGTGGCAGTAATCGATACAAGCGAAACACCGGTCCATACATACCTTTACGGAAAAGCGATGAGCATGGGATTAATCATCTTCGCATCTGGACACAGAAGATTCGCCCATCCGCTAGGCACTTTGATGTACCATCAAATCTCAGTCGGGGCACAGGATAAAATCGAAGGCATTGAACAGGTCATCGCCCAATCGCATAAGCTGAATGAGGCATATGATAACTACCTGTTGGCGGTCTCGAACATCCCGAAAAAGAAACTCGACCAAGCGAAAAAGCAAAAGCAGGAACTGTACATGTTTGCACTGGAAGCCATCGAATACGGATTGGTTGATGAAATCCTTCCATCCAGACGGCAACGATAATACATAGAATAGCAGGTGAACAACATGAACTTCGTAGAAAAACTCATCAGAAAAGCAAAGAGAAAATACTTCCGCCTAAGAGTCGGATTTGGATTCATGACCGTTGTTGACCATCGCCATCGGGGAATCGGAAAGACAACCATCTTGCTTGAACATGCTAAAAAGAACGATGCACCTGTCATTGTCGGGAACTACATGACCAAGCGTGCCATCGAGCACCTCGCCGGGGCTAATGGAGTGAAGGTCTACGTCTTCACCCCATTCTATCTGCCGAACCTCCGAGGGCTTAGATTTCCGAACGGGGTTTACATAGATGAATCAGTGACGCCGCAATCCTTGAAGTTGCTGAGAAAACATTTCAAAGTACGTGTGAACGGCGGATTCCAAAAATCTGAGGAGGCGTAAAAACATGAAGAAGAACATCTTAGTGCTCTTCCTGAACCGGAAGGACATCGCCAGTATCGCGAAGGCGGAAGTAATGGTACATAGTTTACTTGATGAAATGGCTAGGGATGGCAAGGACGTTGTCAAAGTACAGCGGGATACACGGTGCCGCACCTACACATTCAGCGATGGAAGCCGGTTGATGATGAATTCGTTTGGCGTAAACCTTCACGGGATGAGAATCACCCATCTCTACGTTGACCAAGATGCATTGAATCTTGCAGATGGCAAACGGTTTGTCGAAGAGCACGCGGTGCCATTCCTCATGTCTGCCAGTGAAATGTATGTCGAATACGATGTCGCCGACGACTTCCATGAGCGGGTCAAAACATATGACTTCACCCATAACAAGTCATTGAAGACATTTCCTTACTACAAAGACTGATGGACATAAAAAAATAGCCTATTGTCAGTATTGAGACGATAGGCTGTCCATGTCCGCCACAGGAGAGACGAGTCCTCCTCAGCGGGGGAGAGTTTATAAATACTATACCATGCATGTTATTGGAATGCAATAAAATTAACAGAATAATAGAAATTTATTATTTTTTCCAACAAACACAATAAATAACCACATACGGAGGGGAACATACATATGAGCATCGAACATTCAAAGAAGGAACTATTCAAAGACCGGATTCTTTCTGCCTACGCAGAAGGCAGTAGCATCATGCTGATTGCTGAAAGCTATGACATGTCAAATAGTGAAGTCAAAGAAGTGTTGCAGAACTACCGGCAATCATGCAGAACGCCAAGGACTTTCACTGATGAGTTTAAGAAGATGGTGGCAGAACGTGACATGAACGGTGCGGCACGGATGGAGATTGCACGTGAACTCGGCATCAACGTCAATACCGTGAAGAAGGCGTGTGAGGAACTTGGGCAGAAGAACAAGGACCGAACGGACTTCGACCGATTGTACACAAAAATCGAAGGCATTTTCACCAAGGATAAATGCTACAAATGCGAAAGCACGAAATTGAATGACGTGGATGATATCGGTACTACATACTGTTTCAAATGCGGAAGCGAAGTTACATATAAGGAAGACCATATCCTCGTCTTGAACTGGGAATTCGTCGATTAATAATCGGAGGGGTACATATGATTGACATACTTTTCTTCATGATTTTCGGATGGGTGCTGTCGTGGATTGGCTTGGATGATATGGTGCTTGAACTTCTGGAGCAGATATTCAACACCGATTTCACGATGGTTGCCTATTATGTGTTTTTCGGATTGATAGGCTTGGCAACCTATATCTACCACAAATTCACAAACATCATCACAAGGGATTGATTCAGGAGGTTTCAGATTGAATAAGGCAGATTTGATTTTCAAAGAGAATATCCGGCGGATTTTCAAGGAAGGCTGTGTGGATGAGAATCCACGCCCACGCTATCAGAGCGACGGGGAGCCTGCCCATAGCCGCTACATCACCATGGTATATGAAGAATACGATTTAAGCAAAGGCGAACTGCCGCTCACCACA